AGAGTGATTGTAGCTGTACACCCTTCTGACAGCTTTAATTATTCAAAAATTAGTATTGTTTCAAATAGAATTAAGTCACTTTATGGCAGAAACCGATTTGGAAATTATCTTCACAATTATGAAAGCAATATTATTTATGTAGATCCAAGCGAAAGACATATGAAATATTTTTACAAAGAAGAAAACAGAGGCACAGCCCCAACTTACGTAAGCTTGGTCTTACCCGCAACCTCTGTTATCAATGCAAATTTAGCACGCTTTCAAATGGATGTCAACAAGATTCTTCAAAATGTAGACCCGAATGCAAGAAATAATTCGGCTAAAGTTGAGCCGTATTTTCAGACTGAATTGCAAAATTTTACGAATTCACAATCTAACAGTACGGGAAATACAACATCGGGAACGAACACTCCCAATCAGCTGGACATTTCCGAAGAATACTATAACAGCCTTGTAGAGGAGAATGAAAACCTAAAGGAAGAGAATAGCTATCTGTCCGATGTGCTGAACGCAGAAACACGATTCGAGCCGTCAAGGAGCGATGTAAACCGCATTGCAAGTGATTTACTTTCACAGTACAATTCGCAGTTTAGTAAGGCAAAGCTTGCGGATCAGTTAAGCGGTTTCTATAAGTACCTTAGCGAAGCAAGAGATATTGAAGGTGGAGAGGTGCGGAACGTAAGCCGTGCAATTGCTAGAGAGGTTATAGAGAATGCCACCTACAAGGAAGATTCCGAGGTGCAGGACTATAACAAGGTAAAGGATTTCTTTAGCGGAAGACCGATATACATTACTGAAAAGGAATTGCATGATTTGGGGTATGAGAAGTACGGAGACCTTAGAAAGCAGTATTTCGGAAAGATTGATTTCAGAAAAGCAACAGTAGATAACAGGGGAAACGCAGACGATGTATATAAGAGTTTTACAGAAGCGTTCCCTTACCTTGTTACGGGCGATAAAAGCTATACCGATGAATTGAATAACCTTATTGAAGCCTACGAAATGGCTACGCCTAAAGTATATGAAGCCTTCCCCGGAGAAGAGCACGATCATGCGGTCGATAGGCTTTCCGATGAAATATATGACGCTTTTCTTTCCGTCGGAGATGAAAGGCTTTATCAGAAGTACAAGGACGGCTATAAGAAGATAAAGGAAAAGGCAAGGGCAGAAGTACAGGCAGAGTATCAGAAGAGATATAACAAGGCACTGGATAAGATTAAACAGCTTAGAAAAGACTATGAGAATAGTCTTATTAGCCATGAGGAATTTATAGACGCAGAATCTCGTCTTTTAAGCCGTGGCGGTGCAGAGTATCAAGCCCGCCTTGAAATGCATAGAGCCTACAGGCAGAAACAGGACGAACAGCGCCATAGACAGCTTTATAAGAAAGAGATTGTAAGGGATAGCAAGGCCTTAATGAAAATGGCAGTAAGTCCGACCGACAATCTCCATGTGCCGAAGGTGCTACTAAAAGACTTAGTGCCCGTGCTTTCCGCTGTCGATTTTTCCTCTTATGATGCTTTCTATGAGAAGAAGCCGAAAATCGAAATGACGGCAAAGGAGTTTGAGGGAGCACTTGCAACATTAACAAGTAGGATCCAAGAGGCAGAGCAAAACGGGGATGTCTTCACGGAAGAAAACGGGAAGGGGGTATATTTCCCCATTGATCCAAGCTTGAAAGAAGGTCTTGAAGAGATTAAGAACTCTGTATCTAAAATTGGCGGGAACATGAACCGATTAAGTACGGAAGACCTGCAGACTTTGCGGGACAGCCTAAGAGGGTTTAAGCATATAGTTGAGAGCCAAAACAAATATATTTCCATGCAGAGCAACGAAAGAATCAGCGATGTTTCTAACTCTGTAATAAGCGACCTTAAGAAAGAAAAGACAGGTTCAGAGTATGGAACCATTGCCGGCACAATAAAGAACGGCTTGCAATTTAATATGCTGGATCCGCTTAGCTATTTCCACACGATGGGAGATGGTGGCGACAAGATCTATAAAATGCTTAGAAATGCAAGAGATAAAAAAACGCTTGCATTTACGGATATTATGGACAAGTACCATGAAGGTATGAAAAAACTGGGAATCACTCCAAAGGACACGGAAAATCTGTCTAAAGACAAGGTGCATTTTACAGCTACAAGCTTAGACGATATGCAGGAACATACTGTAGAAATGACCAAGTCGGGCTTAATGTCTATGTACCTTTACACATTGAGAGACCAAGCAAGAATGCACCTTTTCGGGGAAATAACAAACAGCGAAACAGGCGAACGGCAGGAGGGCGATTTCAAGCTTGGCGGTTTCAAGGTAAAAGGGAAGCCGAAAGGAATTTTAGGGAAAATTTTAGGGAAAATAGAGGGCGACGGAAATACATATAAGCTGTCGGCAAAAGACACAGAGGCACTAATAAAGGAACACTTAGGAGAAAAGGAAATTGCCCTTGCTAGGCTCGTGGGCGACCTTCTCTCTAATGATGTTGCAATGTACGGAAATGAAGCAAGTAATGCAGTCTATGGCTATGATAAATTTACGGAAAAGAACTATTTCCCGATTAAAGTCGATAGCGATAGCCTTACCATGAAGGATGCAGACCTTGAAAAAATGATGTCTACCTTAAAGAACAAGGGCATGACAAAAGCGTTGCAGAAGGAAGCGTATAATCCTATTGTCATTGATGATATTTTTGATGTAATGGTAAAGCATATTGATGAAATGACTTCCTATAGTGCGTATTTTCCAGCAATTACTGATATGCAAAAGTTCTACAATATGAGTAATGAAAACGGCGATTCCGTACACAGACAGATATCCCGTGTCATGGGCAAGGGTGGCACTGATTATTATATGGATCTCCTTAGGGATTTAAACGGAAGCCGTGGAGAAGAAGGACCTGTTGGAAGGGCGGCTTATGGGCTTGCAGGTGGATATAAAGGGGTGCTTATCGGTAATAATTTGCGTGTAGCGGTGCAACAGCCTATGTCCTATATGCGAGCAATGGGAGCAATAGAAGCGAAATACCTTATGCAGGGGCTTAGCCTTCCTGTTACAGAAGCAAATCAGGAGTGGGAACTTTGTCAAAAGTACGCACCTATAGCCAAATGGAAAGCAATGGGTGGCTCATACGACATCAACTTAGGGCGCAGTACACGAAGCCTTTTAACAGGGGAGACGAGCCCCAGGGACAAAATCAATGCAGTTAGCTTCTTCTTGCTGGAAAAAGGAGACGAAGCGGCATGGAAGCGTATGTGGTATGCGGCAGAAAAGAAGGTCGAAGATACTACAAACCTAAAGAAAGGATCAGAGGAATACTATAAGGCGGCGGCAGATATATTTAATGACATAGTGGATAAAACACAGGTAGTCGATACTGTCTTAAATAGAACCGATGCAATGAAGAATAAGAGCGCAATGGCAAGAACCGTCACATCCTTTATGAGCGAACCTTCCAAAACCTACAACATGGTTTATCGCTTAGTCTATGATGTGAAGAGAGGGAAAGCAACTGCAGGAGAGGTGGGAAGCGTTCTTTCCAGTATATTGGTAAGTAGTGCTATGGTATCGGCGGCGGCTTCTTTGGTGTCCGCAATGCGTGACAGGGATAAGGAAAAGAAATTCGGAGAGAGATGGTTAGACCATTTCTTTGGTGATTACCTTGAAAATATAAACCCGATTAACTGGGTGCCAATAGCAAAGGACTTGTTTTCTACTGTTATAAACCGCTTACAAGGAAAGACGAATTATAATAGCAATTTAAGCACAAAACCAATAACGGATTTTTTGGACGCAATAAAAGAGTTATATGATATAAAAACCGGAAAATCAAAAAAGGGAATTTTGGGGTCTTTCTATAAAATGACCAATGGTGCAAATATAGCCGGTATATCCGCCCATAATATGCTAAGAGATATAGGGGCTATCTATGATACTGTGATTTTCGATAGCCCGCTGTCGAACACTAAAGCGCAGTTTGAAAGAGATAAGTGGATGTTTAACATCAAACACCAAAACGACAAAGGGACTTATGACAACCTTAACCGCTTCTTGAAAACGGCACTAAAAGCATACACTCTTGGCGATAACGACACGGGAAACTATATCGTGGGGAAAATGAAAGAAATGATTCCCGATGATGTAGTAGAAAGGGCATTGCAAAGAAATTTGTCGAAAAACGAAACCATTTCCGCTATGGCTGAAAAGAAGCTGAACGGCGAAGACTACACAGAGGAAAAGGAAAGTCTTTTAGAACAAAGCTACACCGAAGAAATGATAGATAAGGCGGTCGATAGTGCATTTAAGAAGTTAAAGCCAGTAAGTAATGAGGACTTAGCGGAAAGCCTTTTCGAGCAGTCGGAAGGCTACAAAGATAATCTATCATCCTATATTGAGTACCAAAAGGCGAAAGGGGAAGACGATAAGCAGATAAGGAGCAGTATAAAGAGCGCTGTAACGAGTAAGTACAAGAAGCTGTATCAAGATGCGATAGGAAATCCGGCTGTATCGGATGAAATATTAAAAAAGATATTGCGGATCACCTACGATGGAAAACAACTCTATACCGAAAAGGACTTGAAGCAGTGGGCGAAATAGTGAAGAGGGGGCAAGGAAACTTGCCCTTTTCTTTTTTTATTGCGAGGGAATGAATTCGCCCTTAACGCTAGTATGAAGAAAAAGCCTATAGGGTAGAAAGGGGGAGAGTGAATGGAAATCATCACAAATAGCACATTCATCTTGGGAGTGACAGGGGCAATCTTTGCAAGCAGTGGTTTTTGGGCTTTCGTCATGTATTTGTTCCAATCACGGCAGAGGGTAAGCGACCATGACAAAGCAATTCTTGACTGCTTGAAAGGCTTAATGAACACAAGAATTCGAATCCAGGCAGAAGAGTATATTGCTCGTGGAAGCATAACATATGCCGAATACAGAGAACTAATCGAATACCTGTATAAACCATATAAAGCAATCGGCGGGAACGGTTTAGCAGAAAAAGCAATCGGAGAAGTCGAAAAACTACCTATAGCAGCATGAAAGGAGAAAGAACATGGAGTTTGGAGTTGGAGCAGTAGTAGCAATCACAGTCATCACCTACCTTATCGGTATGGGGTGTAAGGCGTGGGAGAAGCTGGACAGTAAGTTTATCCCGGTTATTTGCGGATTTGTCGGGGCAATCCTCGGCGTTGTCGGGATGTACACCATGCCGGATTTTCCTGCAAAGGATATTTTAAACGCCATTGCGATTGGAATCGTAAGCGGTCTTGCTTCCACGGGAGCAAATCAAGTCAAGAAGCAGTTATCTAATTAAGAAAGGAGATACTACCATGAGTAAGAATGCACCATTTGAGAGATACGAAGGAATCGACGAGGACGCAAAGCAGCAGGATATCCCAGTTCCCAGCAAGGGAC